ACGCAATCTCCAAATACTCCAATTGTACTTTCGCATATTGTAGTTGTAACATTTGAAGCAGAAATACTAGTTAGTGATGTTATTCCACTAAATGTTTGATCTCCAAGAGTAACTAAAGCGCCTTGATCAATCACTTCAAGTAGGTGTAAATAATTAGCAAATAATCCAAATTTAGTTTCTATATTATAACCGCCATTAAGAAGCACAGAATTTCCATTTATTGTAACACTAGTAAACGGATTTCCATAATTAGGAAGATCAAAGAATGTATTCCAATTAGATAAGTTTGATGCACCGCCTACTAGTGTATTAGCATTAGCTATATCATCAAAAACTAATTCAAGATTATAGTTGGGAGATGGTATAGATTGTCGCGGAGTTTCTATTCCTGGAAGAGTTGTATTTATTTCCGGGCTATAAGAAAAAACATTCTGGATTGATAAAGGAATGCCTGATCTAATGTGTTTTGTTCTTTGATAATATACAGAACCTGTTTGAGGTAAAGGCATTAAATTAGATATTTTACCGGCTAAAAAAATAGTATCAGTTCCAGGTTTATTTACACCTATTGGAAATATACTTCTATTTATGTATGCCATTTAACTTATTTATATATAAATATCAATCTAATTTTTCTTCTTTTATTTTTGTGGTTCCTTTAGTCCACTCTGGATCATAGGGGCAGTGTCTGCATTTATTTCCACAGCATGCACCTCTATCTAAATGAAAGAGAGCGGTAAAAACCACTCTCCCATTTTCTAAATAATAGTGTTTATTCTCTATAAAATTGTTATTAGACAATTTCACATGCACCTCCTGCGCAGGCTAATTCTCCTTTTTGATCAGTATAATCTTCAAATTCAATTACTTTAGAAAGATCTATTTCGTGTAATTTAGAAGATATTTTGTTAAATTCTTCCTCAGTTATAGACTGAAAAGGAGCTTGAACATAAGATCCGTTATCATAAGGTAAACAAGACAGCGCAGTATAATTATTTCTATTATTCCAAGCCCATTCACCAACTTCTGGCCACTCTTCTGTTTTAAGAGAAATTGTTACAGATACATTGTGTGTATTACGTCCAGTTCTATGTCCAGGCTTAATCCACTCTTTGTGCATTTTTTCTACTCTACGAAGTAAATCCATCGCAGATTCAGTTCTTGTAATAGCTCCCTCTGGTGACTTTTGTGGTATTGTAACTACTGCTTGAGATTGAGGTTTAAAGTATTCATCTTCAATTAATTCAGGATGATTCATCAATAGGTGAGTATATAAAGATTCATTCTTACCAAGTCTAATCCTTCTAAAATAATAATCATCATGCCAAGCGTGAACTCCAGATGAAGTTCCAAGAACACATGAAGTGGTTCCTGAAGGTTTTACCGTTGTACACCTAGCAGCTTTATGTATACCAAGAATTTTAGCTACTCTTTCATTTTCCTCTTTTACAATTCCTGCCGCTTCTTTCATACTTAATTTTAACACGGCTCCAGAAGCAATACCTGTCATACCAACACCAATTAGTGCATCTTTTTCAGTTGTCTTTTTCCAGATCTCACGAAGATAGTGGAAATCAGTATATGAAGCTTGAAGAGTTCCAATAAATGCTGCGGCTTTAACTCTCTCATTTAGATCTTCTTGAGATTCGAGATTAGATACGTTAACTTCACAAAGATTACAGAATTGAAAAGGTCTTAGTGCAATTTCAGCACAAGGATTAGTTCCCCAATCTTTATCATTAGTAAAGAAAAATCCTGGTTCACCCGCATTAGATAATTCAATCTTTTTCCACAATTCCATAAACTCTTCTTTTTGAATACGATCACGAAGAATAGTTGCAGAATTATTTGCTCTACCTCTTTGTGGATTATTTTCCCACCATGCACCAAATTTACAAGTTAACATTTCTTCATCATCAAAAGAAAATAAACTAATCAAAGCAGCACGACGAATACCTCCAGATAATACGGCGTCTGCGATGTAGCAAATCATATCATGGCATTCTATAGGAGTTAACTTATCTCCTGTTTCTTTACGGTCTAATATTTTTTGAATTTGAAATAGACATTCTTTTAGTGGCTCAGGACCAGGAGCTTTTCCACCTGCGGTAATAAGCATAGATCCTTTTGGTCTAATATCTCTAAAATCAAATTTAGGTCTTGGCCCACCTACTAAATAAGATTTCATTAGTAGTTTTATTGCGTCTGCCCAACCTTCAATAGAGTCTCCAATAAGATATCTTTTTTCTTTACTAGGTTTAACTATTTCAGGAAGTTGATCTACATGGTGTTTTTGAACAGAGTATCCTACTCCGCAACCTCCTAAAAGTAAAAACATTACTTCTGAAAATACACGCCAATCATCGACTGGTGCGAATGAGCAATTGAATATTCTAGCATTGTTAATAGCAATAGGCTTTCCTGCAAACTGCATAGAGCGCATAGAAGGCAGGATTTTTTTGTTGTAAACTAGTTTATATACACTTTCAATTTCGTCTTGTAATTTCGGAAACTTTTGTAAATGCATTTCTTTGTTTCTGGTAACTATCTCTTCCCATGTTTCTCTTCTTTTTGGTCCTGGTAAATACTTTGCATACTTGTTGTAGACTGTTATTTCAGACAAAATTTGTTGTGTAATGTCCATTTTTAATTGTTTTTTTATTAAAGTTTAAAAAATAAAATTTTATCCTAGAAAACTATAGCTTTCTAGCACGGGTCAAAACCTTTTGTTAATATTTAATGATTAAAGCTAATTACTTAGCTTCCAGGAAGAGTAGTACCATCAGTAGTAGACTGAGTTAATGTAGTCTTAGTCTTCTGAATTTTATTGATACTATTCGTAGTCAACTTACTGTACTGGTTTGGTGACGCAGAGTTAAGTTGTGCAATGTTATCAACATATTTAAATTGAGGATCTGCTGCTCTGAAGCTGTCTCCCTTTGGTGCCTTCTTGAATAAATCGATTATAAAATTCATGGTATCTGTTTTTCTCTTATAAATATAGCTTTTTTGCTAATTTATAGTCCTAACTCAAAAAATTTATTAGACAAATATGCTTTTTCATCCCTGTCTAATGAAGAACTAAACGTTTTAGGCTGATTATAGTTTTGATTTTGCCCTTCTATATTTAATTCATCTTCATTCATCGTATCTGAATTGATCTCTATACTACCATTATTGGTACTAATTTTGGCGGCATATGTCATTCCATCCATTCCATATCTATTTTTCATAATGTGCATACGGCCAGTTCCATTTACTTTATCTTGTCTCTTTCTTGATAAAGACATTGCAAAATCTGCAATCATCATTTTATTATAAGATCCAGCTGCTTTGTCTCCTTCAATTACATCATCTTTAGCACCAGCTCTATTTACCTGAGAAACTGTCCAAATTGGAACTTTAAGTTCTCTTGCCATTCCTTTAGTTGCTGTATATACATCATCAATTGCATCTTTTGGATCAATAGATTTTGTTTTACTTTTTAGTAGATCAACATAATCAATAATAACTAGATCTGGCGGGTATCCTAAATCTTTGCACTTCTGTATATGTGATTCAATAGTATGAATAGTTGCTTTACCCATAGGGAATTCTTTAATGATTAGTTTGCCTTTCAATTTAACCACAGATTCCTCAATAGAGCCTCGATGTTTATGAACTTGTTGAACATCTATGCCTGTAAATAACGCGTCATAACGTTTGCCTACGTAGTACTCAGATAGTTCTAAAGTATAATGGCATACATTAAATCCTGACTGTACCGCCATAGCTCCTAGATTAACTAACATCCAACTTTTACCGCCTCCAGGATTACCGAATATAAGTCCTAGGTCACCTTTACCAAGTCCTCCCATTAAAAGTTCATTAATGTTTGGCCATGCTGTTGGTATTGCCGCTCTTTCTTCTTCACGATATCTAGTTTCAATATCTTTTTCATATTCATGCCCAATAGACTTATCTTGGCCTGCTTTTAAAGCAGCATCCATCATATACTTAATATCGTCATATTGACCTCTTTCTAAAAGAGTTACTGAATTAAGAATGGCTTTTTTAAGTTGTTGATTTCTACAAAAATTTGAAAATTCTTGCTCTACATATTCGCGATCTTCATTAGCGGCTTTATAAGCCTCTTTTAATTGATCAACTACACTAATCTTTAAAACTTCATTTTCAATTTTTCTTACTTCAACTTGAAGAGAATCTAGGGACGGCGTAGTATTATATTTGTAATAGTATCTTATAATTTCTCCAACAATCCATTTATGTGCTGGGTTATCAAACATCTCTGTATCTAATATATCATTAATGTTTTGAAGAAATTCTTTATGCTTTAATAAACTTGATAAAACCTTAACTTGGAAACTCATTCCGTACTGCTGCAACTGATTTAGTGAACTCATAACTTATTTATATTTTGCGATTTGATTAAAGTGCTTAAATAACCAATTTGGCAAATTAGCAATTGAATTGCCTAGATTATCTTCGTTATACAAATTAATAAATTGTTGTGAATTAAGCTCTTTATTAGGATGAAGTATCAAAAAATCTACCTCTTCTTTTGCTTCGTCCGGGATATTAGGTTCTCTTAAATCCATAAGTCTTTTATTAATTCTTAGTTGATACTCGTAATTAACTATTGACTCGTGTAATTTTTTATCTCCGGCTTTACACTTTTCTAATATTTGATCTAATGATATTTCATTTTCTGATCCTAGCTCTGGAAATAACTTAAGCATTGTTTTAGATCCTAGTCCTCTTACTCCAGGTACATTATCTCCAGAATCACCTAATAAAATTTTTTGTGTTAAAAAATTATCTGTAG